CTATCGCGCTAAAGCGAAGAACCCCGTAGACTCCGTGTAAGCCTCGTTCACGTCGCGGAATGCGACGCCTGGTAGAGTCGCTTCCATGTTATACGCGTCAGCCATCTTCTGACGAGCAGACACAGGCTCGCTCACAATGTGGCGAGACCTCTTACCCGCTGGAGGAAGACTAGACACAGAAGACGCCATGCGTTCAGCAAGAGTCTGAGCATTCGCTTTCAGCTCATCATAATCCGCGTACTTTGCTTCGATTTCTGAGACTCGCTTATTCAGCGCCTTACTGAAGTCTTTCGCAGACTCACGGTCAGGCTCGCGTAATGCGTCAGCCTTCTTCACCGCAGCCGCTTCTGCTTCATTCTGTTCGGCAGTCTTCGGCTCATCCACGGAGGCTTCCACTCCTCCACTTTCCGCTGGCGTATCAATAAAAAGAATCCAGAATGGAATCTTTGTGAACATAACGTCTCCAATTTTCTTTAATGCGCTCAAAACAACGCAGTGAGCGAATCTGCGAAAGTGGCAGTGGCAAGATTCGAACTTGCGAAACACGCCCCCCCCCCAAAAAAAAAGGCGACACTACCCAAAAAACAAGAAAGGCGTGAAACCGCGAACGGTCCACGCCTTTACTCAATTCAACTATTTTTTAACTATTCCTTAGGAATAGGAGCTTCTTCCAAGTCCGGCATATACTTCCAAAAAGCATCAGTACCAGGAACTAAGTAAAAGAACTCCCCAGTACCACGATCAACAGCCACACTTAGGGCAGCACCGGGCACGTCATCATGGTACTCCTCGCCCTCATTAATTAAAATGAAAGCCCAGCATAAAACAGATTGAGACAAACCTGCAACGACCATGCCGGGATGATGCTGCTCTACAATGGCACGTGCAGTAGAATAATCCATCACCCCTCCTTTATAGAATATCGAGAAACTCACGTCAAAACACGAATATCTACTTCCATTATAAGACTCTTCTCCACGTATCACATTCCCCTCTCTGTTCCCCACCAAGTTCCCCCTCTCGAAACCGCCATAGAGAGGAACCAGAGATCTCTCAGCCCACTGCCTTCTCCGTCGAAGAACTGTCTGAAACCCTAGTATTTGCAGTGCTTTTCGGCATGAAAAAACCCTTCTGAGATGAAACTCAGAAGGGTACTCGCGGAGACGAGGAGAATTCGCAGAAGCACCCTGTGGGCCCTTGTGTTTACTGGCTTTGCGAGTTCCCGACTTTTTGCGTTCCCCCTCGAGTTCCCGACCATATCTAGTATCTTTTGGTTGATTGGTTTATAGCTCTAGTGTAGCATTCGTTTTTTCGCGTGTCCCCCTTGCTTATATTTATAATATGTGTTATTATATTTATTAGAAAGGAGGTGAACATGACACCGACAGAAATACTAACAGCTCTCGCACTCCTCATCACAGCGACAGCAGTACTCCTCAAAGAGATACGCCACTGGAAGAGGAAACCGAGAAAGAAAAACAAAAAGAAGTAACAGATAACTAAAAAAGGGCGTTCCAAATACCGATATTATCTGGAACGCCCCTCTACCTACTATTATGCCGGAGAACCATGAAAAAGACCATAACGACACTCAGTATCCTATTCGCCATCACCGCGAGCATAGGGGCATTCTACCAGTGGAATCCGTTCCTCATCAGCGCGTGCGCTCTAGCAGCAGCACTCACACCACTCATACTCAAGGAGAGCAAGAACGATGATTAACTATCTCAGCCTCAGCGACATCGCTGAACGCATAGGCGTCAAGAGTACGAGCATGAGCCTCTACAAGCTCCCTGAGCCAGACGCGCGAATAGGGCGCACACGTGGCTGGTTACCAGAAACAATAGACGCGTGGCAGGCCACGCGGCCAGGCCACGGCGGACGACCGAGGAAAAGCGACGATAAGTAAATGATGTAGCGCACGCGATTAAATAAACTACGCGTGCTCTTATCGTTGAAAACACTAGCATGAGAGCATGTTCAGAGCCTTCTTGACTCGCGAATCATGCTACGGGATTAAATAAACGTGAACGAGATTCTCGTTTATAATCTCACGAAAAAGCCTAAAATGAGGGTAAAACGTAGAAAAAAAGGGGGGCAACTATTAAGAATAGCTTAATAGTTGCCCCCCCCCCTTTTTTTCTGTTCTACTGGTAGTATTTTACGAAACTCAAGACGTCCGCGTTGATCTGATGCGTGTGCTCGTCTGCATTCATCTCATCGAGCGTCTTCCACGCGCACTCACGATTATCTATCGTGAACGTATCATGCTGCCACTCGGCAGGCACATGCTCTAGCTGAGCGTTATAGATACTATACGTATAGTAGCGTAGCTCGCCCTTATGTTCCGGGCTTGGCTTCTCATTTTCCTGTCTCCCCATGAACGTGAGCGACTTAATATCGTGAGCATGAAGACCGTAGTTCTTTTGCAGAGACTCCCGAATATGCTGAACGTCATTCTCAGCCGGCTCACGAGTAGCCACATTCGGGAAGAGATCGCACCCCCATCCCGTGTCTTTATAGACGAGGTAGCGACTTGGAGCCTGTGGGTCGCGAATAGCGATAATAGAACTCCTACGCTCTGTCCTATCCAGTTCCACAATATCCTCCGAAAGCCTATCTACTGTGTACGGATGTGTATACGCTGCATACAGTTGACGTATACAATCATAGCCGAGTATCACAATAAGCACACCCATAGCGAGCTTGATAACGTTAGGGATACTCGTAGTTAGCACGCCTACCGCATTCGCCACAATGCTGAGCATTTCACCCCAGAGGCTGAGCTTACCGCGAGTACCGATAACCTCCTTATGCTTATACATAAGAGTCTCAAGCTCATTCTTATCAATGTGCATTATCATGATGTTCCACCCATCGACACACCCATTTACCTTTTAGTCTAAACCATAACAGCCTATAACAGCAAATACATACATATAACCGCATGAAAAACGCAGAAAAAGTCCCTCGCTTGAGCAATCAACTCAAACGAGGGACTTTCACGTACCTGTCTACTTGTTAGCGAGGCGCACTGGGTTATACGCGACGCCGAAACCTGCCGTGAGCATACCTGCAGCAGTGCTAATAAAACCACCCACATCCGGTGCGCCGAATGTAAGGCAGCCGAGCCCGACGACGGATGCTACGAGGCCGAGCACGTAGATAATCGTGCGGATCTGCTCATTGAACACTGGAGTGTAGTCTGTGGCTTCATTTTTAGCATGTTCTGCCATTTGAGTTCCTTTCTATTTGATGGTTATACGCTGGCCAGCGTAGATGAGGTTTGGATTATTCAGGCCATTAATCTGCGCGAGATGCTGCCAGTTCGTGCCGTACTTAGCGGCGATGCTGCTGAGTGTCTCGCCGCGCGCGACGACGTGGATAGTGTGCTGATTAGCTCCCAGAATCTGGTTTACGCGAGCCTGTACAGCATCGTAGTTTGCTCCGAGCCGTTCGCGGCGCGTGTTCCCGTCGCCAAGCTTGCCCGCGATAACGTCACGCGCTAACTGCTCTATATCCACAGCCGCAGGCGCTGGTGCTGGTGCAGTGGCAGGCGTAGCGTTCCCGATCGGATTAGCATACTTGCCCCACGCAGCAGCATCCCCATAAAACTTATTAAGGTCGAGATTACCGCTATACCCGTTGAGCTGGCCGGTAGACGCGTACTGGCGCATAGCACACGCATACGCACCCTCATTCCACGGGGCAGCCTGGTAACCCGTAGGCTTCATATTTGCGTACTGGGCTACCCAGAGACCGTAATCGCCGATGCCCTGAGCGCGAGACAGTCCACTGGCTGGGATATAGACGAGAGGTTTTACGCCAGTCGTGGCAGATACTCGGTCGCAGAACGTTTTTATCCACGTGTTCGGCTGGTTAGACCATGCTGCATTCTCGCCCATTTCAAAGTCCAACGCGAGCAGAGCACGGCCAACGTAATCGCGAATCGTGTTCACGAAATAGTCCGCCTCTGCTAGAGCACTGCCGCCGCTCGCGTAGTGATAGAAGCCGAGAAGCTTACCCGCAGCCAGCGCGTCGTCCGCCTGCTCGCGCACAGCGGGCGACACGTACCCCGTGCCCTGAGTCGCCTTCACTACGACAAAATCAGCAGGCACAGCAGCAAGATTAATACCCCGCTGCCAATTACTGATATCAATACCATTTAGAGCCATCTATGCTCCTTTCATTATTAAAAAGCCCCGCCGGCGGCGAGGTAGAAAACAATAAGCGCAGCAAGAGCTACGTACTTTACAAGGAGGAGCGCTGCTAGCAGGAGGAGCGCGGATACGAGTCCCGCGACCGTAATCACAGCGAACGCGCCGACAACATGTTTAGCCTTCATCCTCCTCCTTTTCGAGCGGACGCGTATAGTCCCAATTATCCATCGTGAGTCTGAGTTTATAGCGTTCTTCGAGCCACTCGGCGCGCACATGACCTAAGCCGTTACCTCCGAGCTCGATATACTTCTGAGCGACTTCGAGGAGCTCCTCATGCTCGACGCGCGAGCGAGGGTGAGCGAAAAGGCGAGCACGAAGCTGACTGAGATACATATCATCGACCGTCTCCTGCAGTGTATCTATCCGCTCAGCGTGCTCGCTGATAGCGTGGTAATCTCTGTCGAGCTTTGCTTTTACTTCGCTCATTGTGGGCGTGTTTTCGAGTACGTGGTCGAGTGCTTCGCGATTCGTGAGGTCTATCTTCTCCGTCCGCTCCTCCGAGCGTCGGTCAGCACGCTCCAGCCAGAGCTTAATCACCGCTGACCCGGCGATGATGAGACTAATTACTATAAACGTGAGGGCGATGACCATGGGGTCGGTGCCCTCGGGGAATTCAATCTGTGGATACAAAACTAGCGCGCCTCCTCCTCGCGCGAAATAACATAATCTTCATTCTCGGCTTGATACTGCCGCGCAGACAACTACTGCTCACTTGCCGTATATGGATAGAGCTGTGACGTTTTATAAAATCGGTAAGACTGTCACCGTCTCGCAGCAAGTGCTGACTACGTCTACGGGTATGAACGCGCACTTTACTGCGAGTTCGGAGCGCGTGCCTGACGGGTATCGCCCAGCAGAGCAGGGCGTGCTCCTCATGAGTGATAACACTGGCGTCTCAGCGAGCATGATGGTCAACTCGCTCGGCCAGATAGAAGTGAACGGCACTATTAACGGGTCACGTTACCTGCAGGTCTTCGGCTCGTGGATTACAGCCTAATCTGGCATCGTATCGCTCGTCACCCACGCGCCCTGTGCGCTCGAATATCCTGACTTTGGGTCGCCCAGCATCGTGACATCGCCCGCAGTGCCGAGCAGGCACGCGAAGCCCACGTTCAGGAAGTGGATAGGCGTGTTACCGCTTATCGGCCGATAGCCGGCGGGTATGGTTTCACTGGCTCTACTGTAGTTTTGCATGCCTGAGCCAGTGAATTTCACGTTACCATTCGCAAAAACCATGCTATCGACGCGAGATAGCTGGATACTACCACTCGTATATGGTGGCTTCCATGAAGTGGTTTTCCATGTTGTGAGCCGAGAATGAAGATTACGTAAACTAGGCAGCATCTCCACGAGGCGCACTGGCGTACCAATGCGAATACCGTCGAGAGGGACACGGTAGAGTGGCCAATACGCGTCCAAGCTACCGCCCATGATAGTTCCCGACGGAACGGAAGGGTCGCGTGGGTTTGAGGAGGTCGCATAACCCTTCAAAGCGACGAGATTCATCGTCTCTACGCCTGTGGAGCTGGAGCGGTTATAGTGCAGGCAGATGAGGTCGTTGCGCTTCATGCCCTGCGAGCCGGACTGGATGGTTACGTTTTCGGCTGCGCTGATGATGAAGTCGCGGCCTTCCATTGTGCCCGCTCCCGTACCTATCTGCACCGTGTTCGACCCGGTTACAGTCGCGGTGAGATTATTACCCCAGTCGAGTATATACGATCCAGCGCCGCGTAGAGCCTGGTTGAGTGTGCCGATGTCGTTTCCATCAATATGTGGTGTGCCTGCTTTGCCGATGATGAGTTCGAGAGTCATCTTTTAATCCTCCTTACTGTCTGTGTTTGTTGCTGGTTCTGGTGCTGGGTGCATCCAGTCTGTAAAACTCTTATCCTCACCCGTAATGAGACGCGAGTAGAGGGTGAAGCAGTCTGAGTCGAGCGTGTACTCGTCCGCTTTGCCACCCGTGCACTGGGCAGCGTTAAACCTGCTGACGTTATACCAGGTGCGCGCATCCACGCTATTTTCTGCGAGGTATGCGGTTTTCCCGCATCGGTCACACTGGTAGCGAATGAATCCAGAGAGTTTACTCATAATTGTTCTCCTTTACTTCCTTGTAGATTGTTTTAGCTAAGGCGTTCCCACAGGTAGCCCTCGAGCGTGGGGCGCTGGACCCACTGGCCACCATAACGCGAGCCCGGATTAGTCGAGCTCGTCGAATGATAGAGACTTCCCACAGGCCACGCAGTCAAGAACGAGCCACCGCCCGAGCTACCCGACTGGCGGGCGCTAATCGTCCCATCACTCGAGATAGTGATGGTCGAGTTATCGACCTTCACACCACCGAGCGTGTACTGACTGGCGCGTGGCAGCGCATAGCGCGTGTCGGGTGGAGTGCTCCACGAGCCATCCGCACGCAGATACTGACCAGTCGAACCACTCAAGCGCGGCGTGAGACCATCACTGCTTGTGGAGACTCGACTATACGTCGTATCTTGCGTCGTCACACTCCTCCTGCTCCCGTTGCCGAGAGTGGCCGTGAGCGTGCGCCCGGAGATGGAGAGATCCTTAACATAGCTTTCTATCCCGTCACGCAGCGTGCCAACCTCGTTCGATGCGCTGGATGCGTAGCTCATTGCTTGGCTTGCTTTCGACGAGACTGAGTCGAGCTCACTCTGCGTCACGTCCGCGATAATCGTATTATTCGTAATCCTGATGCCGTCACCAGCCGAGTAGACGATACCACCCGAACCGCTCCCGCCAGACGACTCAGAACGACCTCCAGACGATTCGCTAACCTTGCCGACCTCATAGCTGACCGTCAGATTACCGCGAGAGAGTTTCACTATCGTCTTCGTGATAGCTGACGTGACGGTCAGGCCGGTGACGGGGTCGAATGCAGTGACCTGGTCGCCAATATCCCAGCCCTCCGACTCGGGGAGGGTGACTTCGACGCTACCGTTTCCTTTCTGGCGTTCTTCAAGCTCCTCGCGTGTTTTCTGGAGGAGTTCATCGCGTTCCGCATTCGAATAATCGTACGTGTCCGTCACTTCGTCGATGCCGAAAAGCGACTGGGTCGTGCTGACTCTGCCTGCTGCATCTGCATAATAGTGGACGACCACGCGGTCATGCAGCTCACCTTTACCGAGGCCAATGAGATGATTCGTTCGTCTGGTTTCGAGACTTGACTTGACGGGGAGTTCGAGGTTATCGCCGTTCGCGTCTGTTATCCGTTTGACTGGCTCGCAGGAGAGGTAGACGATGTCGTCTCGGCATGAGAAGTCGAGGCGGAGTCCGTATGGTGCGAGGACTTTCATGAGTCCGTCGTACGCGTTCGTGTACCGGTCGAACTGGACGATCATACTCGTCGTCGCACTCGACTGACTGACGGTAAACAGTGATGTGAGTCCGTAGGAGCGGATGACGGTCTCGAGCAGTCCTGCAGCCGTGCCACGATACGTCACATAATCCACGCCAGTGGACGGCTGGAGAATCTTCCCCTGGAGGACTCCAGCCCACGACCTGCCTTTCCACGTGACACTCGTCGAGCCTGAATCACTCGTAGACGTAATCGTGTCAATGATGCCACCGTACGCGCTCCCGTCTATCATCCACCAGTCACCCGCCTTCACAAGAGACTGGTAAGAGGATGGGAGGGAGAGTTCGAAGTCATTCTCGCCACTCCCGTAGGCGAGGTCGAACGTCGCATCCGCTTCTACCGCATACGCCTTCCCATCGCGTAAGAGTACTATATCGACCATGCTGGTTCCACCTCCTCGACGATAGGTGTCACGTCAAAACCGAACGACCCATCCCACTCCACCTGACTCACACCCGGCGCGAGGGGCTCGAAAATATACGCGCCACTACCTAAACCACTGCCACGGTGAGCAGAAGAGAGAACATTGCTCGTGTCCCCGTTCGCTGCTACGAGGGTGGCTGTGCGAGACCGCGAATCCACCGTCACATAACCCCCAGTAGGAATGAGAACGTCGAGCATGTAGTCGTTTCCCCCGATTTTCACGCGAGGATTATTCGACGGACCATAAATCCGCAGGCGGAACGGCATACTCGACGGCATAATATTCTCCACGTGAGCGCTCATGCGTGGCGCTTGCAGGTCGAAGGGGAGGTTAAATGGCAGGTCGAGCCACGTGCCACCCTCAGCAGAGTGGACAGCACACTCGACCGTCGCACCCTCACGCCACCAGACCCCATCGAGCAGGACGATAGTCAGCTGACTCGTCAAGAGTTCCGGCGTAATATCGGACGGCTCGTGCGCCGTGATAAACGCCTTCTGCCGCCACATCGAGTCGATAATCAGCGTACCCGGCTTACCCTCGCGCATGTCGGCAGTGAAGAGTTTGCGTGCCCGGTCGAGCTCGACCCGTGAGGTGACTTTAAAATTAGCCGTCACCTCACGCGCCTGAAGCCCGACGCCACTCATACTATGCGCACCCAAGCTGTACGCCCACTTATAGCCGCGAAGACTCGCGAGCGTCTCACCATAGAGCGGACCGTCAAAACTGACAGTCTCGCCGGTCACGGCACACTCGTACGCTACAGTCTGCATTAGCCCACACTCCTTGTTAATCGTGCGAAGTCACGCATGGTGAATGGTCGGTCACTCGAAGCCTGGTCAGCAAGAATGGTGGCGAGTGAGTCGAGCTTGCCGGCCACGAGAGCCAAGCTAGCCGAGTCGCTACTATCCTTGCTGAACGCGTTGAACTGCTGAATGAGGTGAGCATCCACTCCCCCACTACCCACAGAGCCGAGAAGGCCCCCATATTTGAGTGCCTGCTCGCGTGGAATACGCATCATCGACCCCATCGCATCCACGACACTATCGGACTCGTCTTCGATACCTGCTGCCATGCCGAGCGGGAGGAAGCGTCCGACCTGGTCGCGCATGACGCGCGATGGCGAGTGAATACCGAAGAACGACTTCACTGCGTCGAGCGCGCTCGAGCAGATCGTCTTTATCGCGTCGAGGAATGCGCCACCCATCGCTTTCACACCATTGATTAAGCCTGAAATGATGTTTTTACCGACGCTAATCCAGTCAGTGTGTGTCAACGCGTTAAAGATAGCGCCGACGATGCCAGCCATCGCACCCACGATGGACGGTATAGCCTTTATCAAGCCCACGCCGAGAGTCGTAATCAGCGCGAAGCCCGTACTAATCATCTGTGGCAGGTTCGCCATGAGGTTATTCAGGAAGTTTCCGAAAATCACTGGCACCTGAGCGATAAGCTGCGGGAGCGCATTCATCAGACCCGTTACGAGGCCGAGAAGCAGGTTCAAGCCACTCGTCACCATCTGAGGCAGATTAGACAAGAGCCCACCGACGAGCGCCATGACCATGTTCAATGCCATCGGGACGAGAGCAGGCAGGTAGAGCGCCAAACCGTCCACGAGACTCGTGATAATCTGCGTCGCACCATTCACGAGTGCTGGAGCGTTATCTGTAATGCCCTGAATGACTGTCTGGATGATGTTCACGCCGAACACGAGCCATACAGGCAGCTGAGAGGTGAGATAGTCTACGCCCTGCTTAATCAGATTCGGCAAGTCAGTGAAGAACTTTGAGACCTGTTTCGTTATCTGCCCGCCCATGCTCGCGTCGATAGCGCCCAGTGCGGCGATAAGCGCTGCAACGATACCACCGATACCGATAGCGCCGAGAATTGCCGTCGGGTTCAGGAACACCTTCGTCAAATTCAGGAGACCACTAATCGATGAGCCGAGCGTATCGCCTATCTTCGAGACGCCCGTCTTCAACCACTGTGGACTCTCATTAATCACAGTCTCCCACGGTGCTACCATCTTCTGCATAAGCTGGCCTGGCATATTCTTCAGACTCTTCTCGATACCGCCACCGCCGATAAAATTGACAGCAGAGAGTACTCTACCGCCAGTTTCCTGTAATCGTTCTGGGAGCTTATCGAGAACACCGAAACCGAACATTCCATCAGCGAAGATGTTATTAAACGACTGTTTCTGAGCCTTCAGGCTCTCGCCGAAAGTAGCAAAAATACTACCCGTTTTCGAGACGGCCTGTTCTGCTGCGCCTGGTATTTTCGTTGCGAGACCAGCGAGAATATCACCGTTCGCGAGGAAAGCAAGAGCGCCTGCTGCGGTCGTGGCCTTGATAGTAATGTCTTTGAGGCTGACAGACCCGTTCTGTAGACCCTTGCTAAAGTCGTTGATGAGTTGTACGGCTTTGTCGGCCCACTTGTTCATCTTCTCGCCAGCTTTACCAGCGAGGCCTTCTACAGATCCTGTAAACTGGTCGATAACAGGAATGAGAGCATTAAATACTTTCGTGAGTCCTGTTATGGCTGGTGTTTCGAATTTTTCGCCGAGACGACTCAAGGCACTTTTTACGTTTGCCATCGCGCCATCGAAGGACTGGCCAGACGAGAGTGCTGCTCCGCCGAGGCCTTCTTTCATGGCTGCCGCGAAGTCAGTAAACGAGACTTTACCCTTCGTAACCATATCCTGCGCGTCATCTGTCGTGGTCTTAAAATGGTCGGCGAGAAGCTTAAGCACTGGTATGCCAGAGCCCATGAGCTGGAGCATGTCGTCACCCTTGAGCTTGCCTTTTGCCGCCACCTGGCTAAAGATAAGACCAATATCACTGAAGGAGCGGCCAGACACCTGAGCAGTATCACCCACGGTCTTGAGGACGCTTGTCAGTTCGTCGCCCTTTTTAATACCGCCAGCGATGAGCGTCGCTGCAGTGGATGCAGCATCTCCCAGTCCGAATGCGGTTCCCTTGACGGAGGCGAGAGCGGAGCCCATAACGCTTTTCACGTCGTCGGCCGAATAGCCGAGCGCTTTGAGCTTCACCTGCGCGCGTTCGATATTCAGCGCGCGGTCGAATCCGCCTTTCGCCGCGAGGGTAACGAGGCCGCCGGCGACGGTGGTGATTGCTCCGAGACCGGCTTTACCGATTTTGCTCATGAGTTTCGCACCGCCAGCCGTGGCCTTTGCGAACATGCCGTTTATATTGGATGTACCTTTGTCGAGCTGGTCGCCCAGGCTTTTTGAAAAGCCTTTGGCGGTTGGCACGACGTTGATATAGTAGACACCGATATCAGTAGCTGCTTCTGCCATGTTCCCTCCTCCGCTTTTAAGTTATGCTGCACTCTCTGCGCTCGCGTGTGCGTGTGGCTCTGGTTCGAGCAGTGCACGCAGTTTACTTCTCTTCTTCTCGTCAACTGGTTTCACGTGGCGCGTGGCAGCCGTCAACTCATCACTCTTCAACCAGTCAGGCGCGCTCGCCTGTTTGCTCAGAATGCTGTTGGTGATGTAAATGATCTGTTCGACTGTGGTTGGATAGTAGGAGTATCCTGCGAGAGTTTGCCATGAGTGGCTCGCGTGGTCTTTGAGGATTTCACGCGTCATGAGCCACGCGTCGCGCCAGTTATAGACGGTGAAGTCGAGTGGATGCCCCCAGACTGTTATCCAATCATGTTGGAGAGCGGCGCGCTGGCTGTTCCAGAGGTAAGCAAGGACGATACTTTTGGGTCAGTCTTACTACCCTCCGCCCACGCCTGCACGATACGCTCAAAGTCTTTAATCTTGTCCCCGCTCTTGCGGTCGATTTCTGCGACGAGCTGTGGGTAGTCGCGCATGAAGTAGGCGAGGAAGCTGGCCATCACGTCGGTCTGCTGGTCAGAGGTCAAGCGCTCCCACCCGCCAGACGCGATAACACCAGCCTGGAGAAGGACGATAGGGAGCCTGCCGGAGTCCTGCAGGTTAGGGAGAGTGATCTTAACGTCTCCGTACTGGATGTGGACGTCTTCGAGAGCGTTTTCTGCGACGGACGGCTGAAGAACTGTAACCATGATTTACTCCTTAAATATAAGAGCGAAAAGAGAATAAAAATGGGGCCGGTAGAAGCCTCTTCCCTCCTTACCAGCCCCGCGATTATAAACTGGGGTTTAGTGTGAGCTTGCAGACGCTGCAGCCACACCATCCTTAACAAGCCCGTAGAAGTACATGTCTGCCTTGCCGAGCCCGTTGCCACCGTCTGCTTTAAACGTGCGGAGGGTCACGCCGAAGCTGAACAGGTCGGAATGCTTCCAGTTGAGCGACTCGGTTTCCGTTATCTGCACTTCTGGCGCGTAGAGGATAACGAGGTTATCGTTCTGGTCGAGACCGACGATAACCAGCTTCTTCTTCTCCGCCTGCACGTTCGCATCCACGTGCACGATACCATCAGCGCCGACCGTCGTGGAGAAGTAGAGTTCTACTGTCTCCTTCTTCACCTCGAGAGCAGTCAGCTTGACCGTGTAGTATCCGCCCGAGTTCATCTGCAGGACAGTCGCACCCGTGTGCCCCTTAATCTCGGTCGAATCTCCGGCTTCTTTCCCGATTTCGATACCATCCTCAGAGAAGTAGCCGAGAGGCTTCTTATCGCCTGGAGTCCAATCCTTGCCAATCTTTCCCACAGGTTCATCCTTACCAAAAAGATAGACTGCAGACTCCTTGAAAAGCTTGACATTTTCCTTCACGTTATTATCTGAAACATACGTAGTATCAGCCATAACCAATCCTTTCAAAAAAAAGACAATTACACTAGCCGGCGAGGAGACTTACACTCATCACCGCATACAAACACTCAGCCTTAATATCCTCATCGCGAATACGAGATGACCCCGTCAACACTTCAGCCGAGACGAGAGGTGAACGCGTGGAATGCGCGAGAATAAAACGCTGAACCCGACTCATAAGCTCATGCGCTCCCTGCAGATCAAAAACACCCAGCTTGCTATCCGTCTTATAGACGGTCAGGCGAATGTTCGCATCCTGCGTGATGGGAGTCCTCATCGCGAGATAATCAATGAAAACGAGCACGCAGTCACGCTGCGTGTCTGGGAAGCGTGTAGCGAACTCGACATCTGGAAAAGCGTCACGCAGCCACGAGAGGAGCACAGGCTCGAAACGGTCCGCAACCACAGGAATCGCACTCATACGTGAATGCCTTTCACTGTCTGCGTGACCGTACCATGCTTGAGCTCTTTACCCGCCCAATCACTGATACCGACGCGCCAGCGCCCATTATGCTTCCCATAATTATCAAAACGCGCCACCTTCACCGATGGTGCAGCCTTCGCGTTTTCCGCAGCCGACTGGACTCGGCTCGCGAAACGCTCATTCTGATACACCATCTTATCGAGTGCACCCTTATTCAGTTCGAGCTTACCCTTCACGAGTCCGCCCTCCTCCCACATCATATGCACGCTCACAGTGCACAACGATACCGACCGTATGCTCGCCGTCGCGCGACCAGCGCACAGCCGGACGCGACACCGTAAAACGTTTCCCACGAATCTCCAGCACATCCCCCACGTGGACCGCGAGAAACGAGTCCCGCGTATACACGTCAAACTCTTCGGCCACGCTCACGCGCCCCACACTCTCACTCGCTGACGACGAGGGAGCGCACAGGCCATAGAAAAAGCCCACCTCTACAGGAGGCAGGCTCACCCTATTACCATCTGCATCCCTCTCTACCAGCTTCGAGGAGAGGAGAATAACCTTTTCCACCAGCTCACCCTCCCAAACTAATAACAGAGATAAGCCCGTCGCTTGCGGTGAGCGACGCGCGCTCACTGCTCGTGATGTAGAGGTCTCCGTCGGGGTTTGTGAATGTCCACGAGTCCGCGAATGAGCCGGTAGTCTGGCTCATTTGGCGTACCCCCATGCGTTCCTCGACGGCAAGCATGGCACGTTTAACCATCTGGCAGACGATACGCTCGAGCGTTGTACTCGTTGCCGAGTGGACGGCGGATGGGTAGTCTGTGCGGATTTTGTCGCTCGCATCCTCGAGGAGGACCTGGGCTCGCTTGCTTTCACTTGCTGTGAGTGGACGCCAGCGAGCCTGGAGCTGGTCTACCGTTGCGAAACTTTCCACCATCGTGTCCTCCTCGCCTTTGCTCAGGCTAATTGTCGGCTTCTATGCGTGTGACGGTCTGTTCGCCCGTGTCGATATTGCGCCAGATATGAAAATCGACGCCATCATCGCGAGTGACGTCGAATTCCTCTACACGGTCAGTATCCTTCTTCACGTTAGCCATTGACTACACCCTTCAGTCGTGCTGCAGCCTTACCGCCGAAGACGGCGAGGCCAGCGTAGAGTTCGACGCGCGTACGGTAGACTGGCTTATCCTGTAGCAGGCCAAGGTCATCGACCTGGACTCCACCATTGGTCAGGCCAGCCACGCCCGTTTCGCCTTCACCCTGACCGTAGCGGACAGCGTAAATGGAAGACGTGTTCTGAGCCGTGCCCTGAGTCTCGTTAACCGGGAGGATTGCGTTACCGTCTGGCTTGTTGCCTGCGTCGAGGATAGGGATACCGTTCCACATGGTCACACGCTTACCGGTAATGTCTTCACCGATGAGCAGATCTGCAGAGATGTGACGTCCTGCGGAGCGAATCTTGGACAGGATAGCGCTGTTCGCGTAGATAGCGCCGTTCGTTTCGTCGATGCCGTCTACGCTGGCGAGGAGTTCGTCGAGCTTGTCGAGGAACTTGTGGATGTCCGTGTTGGAAGAGCCGAGCACAGGCAGACCGTTCGTTCCAGCGTCGAGGACCTGCTTACCAGTCAGGCGCTTCTTCAGCCCGTCGAAGCCCTTTGCGTTCACGGACGTGTCGCCGTTGAAGAACGCGTCCTGGAATGCGTAGGATAGTGCCTTTACCTTGAGCGTGGTCTGGACGGCGCGCTGGTCGTTCAGGTTAGAACGAGTCTGCTCGATGAAACGGTCCACGTCCGCGTCGCCACCCAGAATGTAGAGTCGTTCGCTCTTCTGGTTCACGACACCCGTAGACTCCGTGTAGGCTTCATTCACGTCGCGGAATGCGACACCCGGCAGGGTCGCTTCCATGTTATACGCGTAGGAGTTGCCCTTGATTTCGATGAATGGGATACGGTCGAGTACTGGAGAAGACTGGACGAACGTTTCCAGCACTCCCTGCGTGAGCGCGTCTGTAGACAGCTTCGCAGATTCAGCAAGTGTAATAGCCACAGTAGCTTCCTTTCACTAAATGAAAAATTTTACTTTGTGTTATACGCGTCAGCCATCTTCTGACGAGCAGACACAGGCTCACCCACAGTGTGGCGAGACCTTTTGCCCGCTGGAGGAAGACTAGACGCAGAAGACGCCATGCGTTCAGCAAGAGCCTGAGCATTCGCTTTCAGCTCATCACCCTCACCCTTCAAGAGCTCCAGAACCTCCGTAGAGAGCCCCGTCTCCTTAGACACGGATGCGATGAGTGCTGCATGTTCAGCCTGAGCCTTGAGCTGGTCTCGTTCCGCTTCCACGCTCTTCGCCTGCTGTTCCAGCTCTTCGAGCCTGGACAGGTTCTCGGACTCGTTTTGGTCGTATTTCGCGGCCTTCGCTTTCAGCTCCTCATAGTCTGCATACTTTGCTTCTATTTCCGAAACTCGCTTATTGAGCGCCTTGCTGAAATCTTTTGCAGACTCACGGTCAGGCTCATGCGATGCGTCAGCCTTCTTATTAACCGCAGCTGCTTCTGCTTCTAACTGTTCAGCAGTCTTCGGCTCATCCGCAGAGGCTTCCACCCCTCCACTCTCAGCTGGCGTATCAATAAAACGAATCCAGAATGGAATCTTTGTAAACATAACGTCTCCAATTTTGTTCATGCGCTCAAAACAACGCAGTGAGCGAATCTGCGAAAGTGGCAGCGTAAGGACTCGAACCAAAAACACCCCAAAAAACGGCGACACTACCCAAGAACGAGAAAAGGCGTGAAACCGCGAACGGTTCACGCCTTTAACTCAATTCAACTACTTTAACTATTCCTCCGGGACAGGAACCTTTTTTAAGTCCGGCATATACTTCCAAAAAGCATCACTACCCGGGAAAAGCGGAAAAACCTCCCCTGTTTCCTTATCTACAGCGTAAGAAACATTCCCCGGAATATTAGTGATATAAGTTTCCCCCAACTCAGCGAGAGTAAAATTCCAGCATAAATCCGACTCGAAAAGGCGTACTACCTTTTTATGAGGAAAGCTTTCGAGAACAATTGCACGCGCTTGAGAATAATCCATTCTTATTCCTCCTCTTCGCAATATTTCTTCACGTAATGAGTCACCTTTGCGTTATCTACTCTCATTATACGAGTTTTATCCTCCTCAACAAGCTCAAAAAACTTTTTTACATCAGTTTTTCCTGTCTGAGGATCAATAAACCTCACTACCCCATTGTCATTCTCTGCAATGAAAACGTGAGCGAGGTCGTTATCCTTCCATGAAACATAGACGATAGCCCTACTTCCTTCGCCCCACTTATTCATAAGTGCAAGAGTGTCCTCGAGTCCGTCCCCCTTGCATTTATACAACGTGCTACGAAAAACTCTAGGCCAATAAATACTATCGTAATCATCACGAGGAGTTCTATTCTTCCGCATAGGACGCTTCCCGGCAGTAACTGAAAAACCTCTTCTTCTCATTTCATATGCCACAACACAACGAGTACAGTTATATGTATACCCCAAGTCACCAGACCCATATTTAGGGTTAGTTCCACTGAGAGCCTTTTCTATATCACTGTTATCAAGTCTCTTCTGAAAAGGAATGTCACGATTAAAATATGCATCACTAACACTTCCTGGATACGAACTGCGAAGAGTTTTCAGTACCTCACGATAATTCGTGGACGTGGTCGCCTTCTTCGCTTCATCCCACATCTGACGATACTTTTCCGGCTCATACCCGTCCAGGACTGTGCCCTTACCCCATTCGGGGACGATAGCACAGTCGCAATGCTGATGAAACACGTTATCGAGACCGCCCGCACTCTCCTGAGTATGATAGTAGAAACCACGCGACGCGAGCATCAGGCAGAATGCACACGTGACAGCACCACTTGGGACTCGTGCCCAACGGGGATGATTCGGGTCGAGACGAATATTCCGCAATCCAGTCTGATGGTAGGAGGCGTGCATCAGGTCAGCGAGAATCTGCTGTGCATCCTCTAGGCTATCCCACGGGACTTTCGCCCAGAGTTCCTCCATAGACCGTCCAGAACGCGTACGCCCCTCTTTCACCTGCTTGTAGGTTACGCCAGCGAAATCAGAGTCGTTGAAACCGCCCATGATCTGCCAGAGTGCCCTATCCGGGTCGAGGGCCTCGAGGTTTGGGAGTTCGCCTAAATCGTAGCCGGCCTGACTCCAGATTTCGCGAAGAGACGTGTAGTATGCGTTTGCTTCCTGGCTGGCTTGACGCGCGTAATCCTCCATCACGAAGCGGATATCATCGATAGACGCTCCCGTATCGTAGAAGTATTCGAGATTACTCGTTGCTTCCTCGATAATACTGTCGAGGAGGTTACGATGCTTCTTGTACGCGAGGTTCAGAAGCGCTTGTATTTCGCTGGACAATGCCATTATTCACGCCTCCTGTCGTCTGAGAGAGAGCTGCACGTAGCTGAGCGACAGCTTCCTGAGCCTGTTTCTTCTGCTGATACACGCGGAGCGAGCGACGCTGGTCATCATTCAAGTCCAGCATGTCATACACGACTTCACTATCCGCCGGAAGCACTCCAGCAGATACGAGCTTGACTGCAGCATCAGCTGACGCAGCACGCGACGGTGTCGCAGGATTCCTCCACTGGAGCACCAGTTCCACCGCATCCTTCTCGAGAGCCTTACGAATAATGTTTAGCCAGGCGAGAGAGAATGATGACTGGCACGACTCAGCCAAAAGGCAGAGTTCTTTCTGCGCTTTATCGATAGCCTCCGCAGAAGATGGATTATCCGTCAGAACGCCCATCTCGTCGGGTGGCATGCTCGTCGCTGCAGCGAAAAGGCTCGCTGTGTTGCGTAGCTGGTCGATGTGTGGCTGGAAGCTCGCCTGCTGGAACTGGCCCACATCCACACGCTTACCCGTCTGCGGATTATCAGGAATAACCAGAACCGAATCCAAGAGAAGTTTCCACTTCGGCATGACCTGACCGCCGGGCGCTTCAAACATGCTCTTCGACGCGCCAAGCAGATAGCGAGAACCGACCGAATAGAGGTCAGCCTGAAGCTCAGAGCGCAGGAACGTGCGTACCGCACTATCCGTGTAGCTCATGACCGCACGCGAGATGCGACTGCGGCCGAACGGGCGCTTATCGTCCGGACGGTACGCGAGAAGCTCACACGGAATACGACCCGTATTCGCCTTCTCAGACGAAATAGTCCAACTACGCCCACTTCTCGTAATAACCACCGTATGCTCGTATGTCATGAGATAGATGACCTGTGGTGTTTCCTGGTCGTCGTCCGCAACCTCGACGAGGAGTGCTGCCTCGAGCCCGTGGCGGCGCGCATCCCAGATTCCTGACGCATGGTCGGCAGTGAAGACTTCGATAATCTTCCCCGGCTCACCATCAGCAGTATCGCCCTGCAGGCAGGCTACGAATGCGCACGAGTTGACGAGAGCAGACTTATGTGCCTGACTCATCGACTCAAACAGTGCGTTATCTGCTATCAGTTTCTCCACCGCGTCAGGGAGCTTCAACCCGTCCGTCGTGCGCAGCCCGTCGACTACGATACGGTTCGCGAGGACTTCCACTGCCTTCTCTGGCCAGCCAACAACCACGCTAATATCCGTCGCGACAGGAGGAAGACTATAGCCGATATCGTGAAGCTCATTCTTCCCGTCATAGTACGCGTTGCGCTCTTTATTACGCGTCCGCTTCTTCATCAAACGGGCTTTGAGCTGACGGTATGTGAGCTTATCATCACCGTCTAAGCCTTTAATATTTTCCGGAAGAGAGAAACTCATCCCAGCCTCCTTCTCCTTGTGAGAAAGCCAAAAGTTACCAAATGTATTCGTGCACGCCTGGACGGCGCAGCGTCGTATACGCGCCTTGAATAGCAAACGAGCACGCGACAAGAGGGCTAATATCCACGTCACTACCCGTCTTATTCCACCCGAACAAGCCACTGCGGCCGAGTGGGCGCGTGGTCACATTATGCACGGCCACGGCCAGTGACTGCTGGAGCGTGTCCGGTAAATGCGAAAGCTGGCCAGTAGCCAGCAAGTCGAGAAAACGCCCTGTAGCCTGGCCGACATCTTTCGTCTGAAGAACCGTGACCATTACGCCAGCAGACACTAGGTCATCCACGAGAGTCATAGCTGGCCCCTGCGAGTCGATGACTACGCTCGCCGTGTCATCCCAGCGTTCGGCGAGCCAATCGATAGCCCACTGTAACCCGTCTTCGGCTACGTTTTTCTGTGCGACCATCTCGATGTGGCAGGATCCATCCTCGTACTTCATGCACGCGCCAATAGTCAGCGTGCTACGGTCAGGAGTCATATCCAATGCGTACGACTTAAAACCACCATCGCGCCGCTGCGGGACTGTAGCAGACTCCCACTGGCGGAGGTCAATCACACTATGCGAGACGGTCTCATCCCAGATTCCGAGCGCTTCGCGGCGGAACGAATCATCTGAAAACTGGCGGCGCATACGAAGAATACTGCTCTCCGACGTACGCTGCGGGTAACTCGGATTCGCTTTACGCCACTGCTCGCGATCGTCCAAGTCGCATGTCCGGTCAGCGCTAAACTCGACGTAGAGCGTATCCTTATCTAAGCCTTTAATCGCGTTCAAACGCTTCACCGAGAACGCTTCCCCATCATCCTTCGGACGAGGAGGCGTACCCATATAAAGAATCAGTGGGTTCGGCGACGCGTTCGTCGTCGGCACCATATCCTCCATCGCCGCCTGAGAAAGTATCTGGCACTCGTCGAATGCGATAACATCAACCGCATCGAAACCACGACCGAAGCCCTGCTCGCGAGCGCCAAACAGAATACGCGACCCATTCGTAAAACTAATCTCCTGCTGGCCATTCGCGCGGCGCACCTTATCGAGGAAACGCTGAAAAACTTTACGCTGCACAAGATCACTCAAATTACGGAACGTCTCACCCGACGTACGTGTATGGTGCGCCGTCCACAAAACCGTCAGACCCGGCGTGAGCGCGCAATGCATAATAAGCGCCGTGCCAATCATAAAAGTCTTACCCACCTGGCGAGGGATAGACAAGACAGCGCCACCCACGCCACACGCATACTTGCCATCCTTACGCTTACCAAACAAGGCCATGAGCAGGCCGTGCTGCCACGCATCATACGTCACACCCAACGCGTTCAGTGCTTTCTCGTAGCGCGGAAAATCGGTCGAGACGATGCCTTCCGGCAGGATGCAGTGGCGGGCGAGGTCAGATAGACGAGGCGTCGAAGGCTGTGGATTCATCCTCAACCTCCAATCCATCAAGCTTAGTGAACGGGTCATCGCCAGCGACCACGGACTCGAGTCGCTCCGTGACCGCGACCAGCTCGCGACTCAACGCGGCGAGCGCGGATGGGCTCGTGTCTGGCGACTCCATCGCCCTATGCAAAATATCGCGAGTAAAACGAAGCTCCTCTTCCAAACTCGCATCATACATACGATCAAACGACTGGCGCGTAAGTTCTCCCGGGAATACGTTCGTGCGCACTCGCCCCTTACTCGTCTCGATAACGACAGGCTGTCTCACGTCTTCCTTCTCCTGTTTCGCGAACGCTTCAGGATCCTTTTTCTTCTTCCGGTTCGCGTACACGCGACACTTATCCGAACAGTACTGACGCCTATAGCTGTATTTACTTCGAGGGAGGTCTTTCCCACAGTTTTTACACTTCACTCTAGGACCTCCAATCTTTTATTGTTACGTGAAAGAACATCGTTATAATCCCACGGTTACGCTCCTTGGCGCTTATGGGGAGATTTTAGCCCTCGGTCCGAGGTGGCAGGCCAATAAAGAGAGGGGATATAGCCCCTACCCTTAGCTTAGCACACGGTCCTCGTCTGCGTTACCATGTGCTTGTTTCGTTCACTCTCACAGCCCCAAGGTCTGTTGGTTGCTGTGTGAGTCGCGCTCGCGCCCACGCGGTCGTATGGTTGCTTTTAAGCCGGTTGCAGGCGCGGTGTGCGAGCTGACAGTTCTCAAAACTGTAGGGGTTGCCACCTCGTGAGACTGGAATAATCTCGTCGACTTCTGGCGCGCCCGGCAGGATAGTACCAGCGAGGCTCTTGTCGACGGGTTTGCCGCATAGGTGGCAGTGGGTGTAGGTGGAGAGGACGCGTGCGCGGAGTTTGTTCCTGCGAGCACTGTTGAGGCGACGTGGATTGTTGACCTATAGGACAGATTGTGTGTATGGTTTTCTTGTTTTGGCGTGTATTTTCGAGGCGTGTCGGGTTTTTAAATCGGTGATGGGTTTTTAAACTTTGGACACTATGTGTGTATATAACGCCGTGTGAGGCATTGTGTTTACTGGCGTGAGGACTGGTTTAAATTCTTGCGTGTGGTGTGGTTATGCTCGTTTGTATGAAAAACCTAAAGTGTGGCTCGTGTGGCCAAGCAATGAAAAAGAACGGGTATACCAGTAGTGGTAAGCAACGCTGGAGGTGTTTTACCTGTCGAGTCTCGCGTACTGTAATCTACCAGACTCGACGAGCGTATTTCACCCAGTTTATTGACTGGTTAACGAGTAAAACAGAGCAAGCATCCATGAAGGGTAAAGGCCGTACATTTCGCCGGCATACCAGCCAGTTCTGGCAGTATTGGCCGATCCCCCGACAGGCTGCTTCACCTAGTGATGTGGTATTTTGCGATGGTATTTATCTAAAACGACGTCTGGTTGTTCTTATTGCTCGTGGACGAGAGTATGTATCAGGCTGGTATCTAGCGCGTAGTGAAAACACGTATGCGTGGGAAAGTCTTCTCCAACGCATTCCTCCCCCAATTATGGTGGTCAGTGACGGCAGTAACGGGTTTGCCAGCGCTGTCAACACAGTGTGGCCATCTACGCGTATTCAACGGTGCTTATTCCACGTGCATAACCAGATTATACGGTGTACAACCAGGAAGCCTCAACTCCAAGCAGGCCAAGAACTCTATGCTCTGGCCGAGCGAATCGCGCGTCGTATGACCGCCAGTCAAGCCCAGCAATGGGTGAAAGACTATAACCAGTGGTGTCAAACCTGGGATGAGTTCCTGAAACAAAAAACAATCATTAATAAGAAAAGCGAGTATACACATAAACGGTTGCGTAAAGCACGCCGCGCGATTAACCAGCTTATTCGTGAAGGAACGTTGTTTACGTATATCGAGCTCGATCCGGATAATCAGGGTCTTTATCCACACACGAATAACATGATTGAAGGAGGAGTGAACTCTCAACTTCGGGATATGATTCGATGGCATCGAGGCCTTCCCCTGAGTAAACAAGCAAAAGCTATTTTCTGGTGGTGTACCCTGCATTCTAGTAAAAACATAGACCTCTACGAGCAGTTAGACACACTTCCCACAGACGAAACAATCACTGGTTTCTACGCGCAAGCCCACGAGAAGTACGAAGACGATAAAGACATGCGTTTATGGGGAGACCAACCCGTATGGGAAGAATTCCACACAGGCAACACGCTCTCCTAA